CGTGGATAACAATGCATAATAAAAAATAAGAAGTGACAGAAAATAAATTAAATGGCGGCATTGGCGTCGGAAATAAGGCCCAATTGGTTAGAAAGGGTGCTAACTAGTTTGTTATCCGTTTTATATTATATGGCTATGGAAAGATATATAGAAAAAGAGCTTGTCAGGCTAATAAAAGGACAAAAATATAAATAAATAAATAATTATAAAAAAGAGAAAGGATAGAGTGGATATACAACTATTCTCGAACAGGAAATTAGTGTTCGATGTATGCGGAGATACGCACAAACCTCTGGTAAGGTTGTATACAATAAAAATCAATGTGAGTTGGTAACCAACCAACTCAAAAGGAGAGGATAAAAAAAAAAAGAAAAGGAAAAAGAGGGTTTAATAAACTATTACAAGTTAGTTGAAGTTGTTGGGAACAATTCCAGTGTTAATCTTACACTGGGGTACACCGAGAAAAGAACCAAAATGAGTTTCGTCACCGAATGCATATTGCACATCAAGGTAGACTTTTGAATTGGCATCAATTTTGTCAGCATATATGTAGGCTAATAGATTGTAATAAGAGTAATCGTTGATCGTCGCTGTTGTGATCTGATCAAAGGCATTAATTTGCAAGGCTGCTGCATTATGATTAGTATAAGGCACTTCAAACTCAGCCGTTTGCGAATCCGAAAAATAAGCAAATGGGATACAGTTTGTTTCAGCAGAGAAGGTACCTGGGTTGTAAAATGGTACTTCAGTGACTAGTGTAATTATACTATCAGGTAAAGCAGAAACAAGTGAAGCTGGGCCATAAGGTACGAACGTAACCCAACCCCGCGTTGGTTGCTTGCTATAATCAACACCTGTTACTTTTATTTTAAAACACATTGGCCCACGAAAGAGTCTATACATAGAACTCATTGTTCCAAGAAAGCCAGGTGTGACTTGCGAAGAACCAGCGACAGACACATCAGCAAAGACGGGTATTGGCACAATAATAGGCCTACGTCCAGCTGTAATATCTGCTAAATTACCAGCAGTTGGGAGTGCAGCTAAGTACCTACCCATGGACGTGTATCTTTTGCACATCTCACGAGTAGAACTAATACGCTCACCAAAATGAGTGGTTCTTGAATCGCTGGTCTTAGCTATAGCACGGGCAGCAACAACATGATCAGCTTGTTGAATAGGTTTATTAAGATTGACTGGGTCGGACATTTGAAATTTAAAAAACAAATACATAATTAAAAGAAAAGGAATTAGTATATAGTTAATTAGGCTCTAAGAAAGGAATAAAAAATCAAAGCATGAAAGTAAACAAATAAAAAGACAGAGACATTTATACAGCATTAACACTAAGCATATTACCGTAAAAACTGGGGGTATTAAATTCAAAGTCATCAGCGGCTGTTATGAAAACATTGACCGAAACCGAACCTGAAACAGTGTTAGGGGCTTTAAGGGGTACTGCAACCAAAAGGGAGCACGCGCCTGTAAAATAATTGAGGAAAGGCAAAACATTCGGATTGCCAATCGCCAATGCACCACCGTTATAGATTCGTTTCCAGGGTGTTTCAGACAGAAAAGGAACGACGACTTCGAAATGGTTTTGCCCATTTCTTACAATAAAAGTTGATGTATATTGTGATATTGCCGCATAGTAATCCGAGGGAGTTGTTGCAGTCCCTGGATTAAAAGTGAAATCAAGAACACCTTCATGAAATTGCGTTGAGACGACATCAAAAACGAGTTTGAGAGCGCCGCGCCAGTGCGTGAAGTTTGTCGCTAAAAAATCAATTAAGGTAGGGGTAAAAAGGGTATTAACGGGAGCTGTACCCAAGGGACCAACAGGTGTTGTAAAAAGTGAAGTCCCAATAGTTTGAGTTGTAGACCACGTGGCTGTTGCCATGTAGTTCATCTTCTGTTTAAGAAGATAATCAATGGACATCTCATCTTGCTCGGTTCCAAAGTGTTCGGAATCAACGAGAGTTTGAGCAGAGGGGTCAAGAACTAGTTTTTCAACATATTCTGGACCAACAACATTAGAGAGATATCCTTGATTTTTGTGGGTGATAAGTTCAGGATTCAAAGAAACCTGCGGTTTATCCAACAACCCACCAACAAGATCACCAATAAGATTAGTTGGTAAAGCTTTGGTAATGAGGTTATCAATCTGGGAACCCAGATTGTTACCAACCTTACCAAATGTGCCCGACTGGACCTCAATGAGGTCAAGTTGGGCTAGGCGATTTTGTTGGTAGGTCAATGAAGAACCACCAGGGATAGGAACTTTGAATTCTGAACCTTCAACAGAAACCCAAACTTTGAGAAATATATCTGCAGGGGAACCAGCAGCTGCAACATAGGGGTTGAAGACTTGAACATTAACTTGGCCCAACACATCATTCTGTGCTAAATTAACATAACCCTTGTAAAAAACAAAGGGAATGTTTAACTCAACTGTAGAACCATTTGCTGGGTCAAGCCAAACGTGTTGCAGTTGTACAGCTTGGTAAAGGTTTGGAACTTTTGAGGCACCAACAGTTTTAGGAGTCATAGTGGGTCTAAAACTGCAGAGGAGACGACCTTGAAAAAAACGCGAAGCAGTTAGTTGAAACTTGACGATAATTTTCTTACATCGCCAATAGGTAAAACGTTGAAATGGTGCAGAGATCAAGTTATTGGCTAAAAGGTCTTTTATAACATCGAGAGTGGCCAAAGTGGAGCCAACTGCTGCTGATGCAGGCCATGTGACATTGGTAACAAGTGTATACCTATGTAACATGTCTACGAGGTCCCACCCAGGCTCATTCATATGAGACGTAGCTCGGGCGGAAGTCTCTTGTACATGACCCTCTGTTGATTCAACAACATCGGTTTCAGTTAAGGCAGCAATGGTTACACCCTGACGGGCATCTAAGTTATATTGTGGTTGTTCAGTATTGACAGACATTTAAAGGAAATTTACAGAATATCGGGTTTAGAAAGAAAGAAAATTTAGTGTAAAGGTCTCGGAATTCGGGCTGTGGCAGATTTGGTATAACCAAATTCGTTAAAATCATCAGTTAGTTTACCAGTTGATAAAAAATCATGAAGCAAAAAGTTATACGTTAGCAGATTGTAAGACGGTTTGACAGAGAGAATAGAGGAACGGATTTTGTCAAAATAAATTCGTCCAGAGAAAAAACAGTTTCGTAGCACACTATTACAATTATTTTCACATAGCTGATCAGCTGTGAAATCCTTGGTACGCGTGATCCAATTTAGAGTTTCCAAATTAGACGATTCGTCCATAATTGGCACATAGTATCCTTCTAGCATGCCAGTGGCACACTTTAAAAATGTTAATTCTTCCAATGGTGAATAAGCTTGAGAAGATTCAGTCTTATCGGCATTGGTATATGTTATATTGTAGTTTTTAAAAAAATTTGTTACAGAAAGTTGATTAAATTGTTCAACAAAAAGACGAGAGACAGAAACAATATTGTCGTCCCCATAGAGAGACGTACGGACATATTTACGATAATAATAAAAAGAATTGTAGGGTTGTTTGACAAGGCGAGTCCAGGCGATCCGCATGCCACACTCGTTAACTAGGTTATTTATGACGACTGTCATATCAATGCCTGAAGGCAATGAATGGTCAACACTATAAACCCAGTTCTCAAATGCATGGCGTGCTTGACCTACCTCTTGGGCTATGGTTCTGCGTTCCAATGTATGTTCATCATTGTACCAACGGTTAATGAGGCCGTAAGCAGCTTGAAGAACTTCATATAGAACACTACCATCCCAATTGGAATAATCACCAGCGAAGCCAACATCACTGACTTCACGAAGACGCAGAAAGTAATCATTCCAATCTGTGCTCGACTTGTCAATACCTACAGCTGAGAAACATTTATTTTTACATTGATAAAAATGAGAAACAAAAGACAAAAAAAATCTACGAGAATGAATAATAAAAGCACATGGTGAAGCGGCGAACAAGCGGGTTTTACCTTGGTACACCTTCTCAATAGGACGACGTTCATCCTTAAGTGTATCAATCCAGACATCATTTGACATGATGCCCTTCTTGGCAAATTCAGTCCGTTCGTCCAATTGCTTGCGGAGAATTGGATTTGAGATTGAGTATTTTCCTTCTGCTGTGGCAGTAAAAAGCTTACGTTTTTCACCACGGAGTGCAGGGGATAAATTAAATGGAAAACCAGCAGACGTTGTCATATCTAGGGAATCAAGGAAAGGATAACCTTGAACCCCATTAATAGCTTCATCTTCTGTGAGTACACGGCGGAGGGTAATAGTTGGAATAGCATTGAGATCTTCATACACACTTTCCATTGCGCTATCTATTTCCTCTTTTGTAAAAGGGATAGCGTTGTGTGTGTATTTCTTTATTTGTCCACGGAAAAGATCATGACCTTCAGGAAGGCGAGGATCTTTAGGACTGAGAATGGCGGGAATTGTTGTATTTACAACTATTTTATTGAAAAGAGGTGAGGGAATGGCAGAGGATTTTGTGTTTTGAGTAATGGGATTGTCGAGTTTGAATTCAAGAACTGTCGAGCCAGGTAATTTAGCTACCAGTTTATCGTCATCCTTAACTTCAGTAAAATATGCAGATTGGGTCTCTGAACGCACAATTTCGGGCTCCAGACGCTCATCCAAAACTTGGAGAGCATCCAAAACCATTTGTCGTGTTACCAAAAAGCCAACAGCATATCCTTGATTATGATTATAACCACTATGAATTCCAGCGATAAGGTTGGAACCCAAAAGGTCATCATCAATTACAATACCACTACCACAATCACCTTTGCTGCCAGGGATATTGTAGCTAAACATTGTGTGAACAAGAGATTGTGAATTTGGATAGAGATTCGGATTATACAAGACTTGCAATTTATCTTTATGAAACATACCATAATACCGTTTGATGAATTCACCATCAAACTTAATCGCGGCCAATTTCCTATTTTCTAAGATTACAGTTCCCGTATAGAACAGATGTGTGAGAGTTTTACGGGCACCAATACGAGAATCCACGCGGTACAAGACAACATCCTTGTCTTTACCAACTACGCTAAGACGAGAAGGATCAAAATTAAAAGTTGTGGGAGTAGAACTATTATTATGAATAAGGGTTATAGGATCAGAGTGATTGTACGAGTCATCTGTACGAGATTTAAAAATATGGCCAGATGTTATAAACGTCCGGCCGGAAACAAAAAAACCCGTACAAAAGTCATTGCCACGAATAACACGGATAGTGTTGTTTGCGACAATGTCAGCGATCGCGCATCCACTTGTTCCTTGAACTGAGATTTTAGGATGGGTTAGGATCTTAACATTGGAATTTTCACCAGATTGAGTTTGGCTTGAGATTGGCATTATAAATTTTTGTATGAGTTTAAAGGCTCCAAATGCAGCTGTGAGAGCAGTACAGCAAGCAATCAAAGGTTTAAAGATACACTTATAATCGGTGTAAAAGTCAAAACACTTATAAAACATAGACATGGCATAAATACTTTGTTTAGAATTTAGAACACTAGCAAGAAATTGGTCAACACGGCTCCGTATGAATCTTACTTCATCTCGGTAACCATGTTGAACAGTGATAAGATCTTCATTGTCACCACTTTCTTTGTACATAAGGCTGTTTACATCAGTTGTAATTTGCCTTTGGTTCATGAGGTATCTTTTATAAGTATCACGAATGACAACTTGGAGATTTTTAAACGTTATTAGTTTGTTGGGCAGTGAATTTGGGTCGGTGGTATAATAGATGTCAAAGTCATTAGGATCGTGTGACTGTGGTTTCCGTTCACCAGTGAGCGTTTTAGCTTCTTCTGGTGCTCGCTTACGCATAGTTATATGGATGTGGCGGCGTCTATTCACAGCCTCAGATGAATTAAGCGTAATTGAGTTTACCGTTTCAGTGTTTGACAGTAAAACCACAAGTTTAGGTGCGAGCGACATACCTTTAACGCCACTTATCTTACTATCACTTTTGGTGATAGAACTAAAAGGTGGCATAAAAGCACTTTTAGAAACTAGAGAAATGAGTTCTTTCAGATCTGTTTCCTCACGGTCTTGATTAAAATCATCATACAATATTATCTGATGTTTCTCGGGATTACAAGCATCCCAAAACTCATCATCAACATTGCGAGTATAAGTGTGTTCAAGTATACTCTTAACCGACAAACTCGGAAACAAAGGTGAAACAAAAGCTGGCCAGGTTGTGGATTTACCCATACCCGGTGAGCTAGTGATTTTAATTGTAAACGGTTCGGCTGTACGGATTGCAAGTTCTGGCAAACCAAACATCATCTGTTCATAGGATTTAATTTGATTTGAGAGTTGACTATTTATCATAATACCTTCTTCCTTTATCTGAAGATAAAGTTCATCCAAAGCTAATTTGGCTTGTTCTTTATAATCAAGATAATGAGATCCACGATTAAGTGCTACTTGGCACGCCAGAGCGTTGTGAGTTAAACGATAAAAAGGAGAATTAGTATCACGCAATTCAGAACGCATCCATGAGGTTGTATCAAAAGTACATAAATAAGAACGTAAAAATTTTGGTAAAAAATCTAAAATAGCGTAAAAAATAGAAATGAGATTCTTGCCACTAGTAACTATAGTGTTAAAATTCTTGGCATGTTCGGTAAACCGAATGCCTGAAAATTTAACTCTAGGAAACTTTAGACAATTTGTAAAAAAAGAAACAAAAGAATCAAAGTGCGAACCAGCTTGAGGTTCCACTTCCTCTACTGTATCATGGAAGTCATTTCCGTCCTGAGAATTGTTTGCCGGGGACGGACCTTCTTCAAAATGAGATCCAACAATTGCTTCAATATAAGGATTTACAATCCTTTTAAAAAGTAAAACAAAAGTGATATAGTTGGAGGTGGAAGCTGATTGAATTTGGGTATAAATTGTGGAACAAAGAGCCACAAAAAGATCTGGTTGTAGTGTTTCTACTTTCTTAATAGCTTCAAAATATTGTTTAAACAATGCTTTAGTTTTCCGTTGTGCTGCTAGAACAGTCCTATCAATAATAGAACCGATAACGGTATCATAAGCATTATTAAAAATATCATAAATTTTAGTAAGTGTAGTAGAAACAAAAGATGAGATAGTTTCACCGATCTTGGTAGAGAAATCAACAGCTGCTGACAGAGCTCCACCTTGACGGTCCATAATTTCATTGGTTAAAAATTGAACTATTGTTTTATCAAAAAGTGTTATATCAAAATAAGGTCTGAGATTTCTATCACTAGAGAGGAAAGATTGGTAAGAATACACATTACAAAAACGGTCTAAACAACACAAAATAAATTTGTGCCGTTCTTTCTTTGTTAAAGAACTAAGATCTACATTGTTTGATTGAAAAAAAAAATGGTTAAAAATAGGTAACATAGAAGCTTTGAAATAGATGGGATTACCCGATCTATCGATTTTTGCGAGATCATAAAGGGGTGGATTCAAAAAAGGCTCATGGTCAGAACAACATCCTTCAAAAACAACGTTAACTACTTCCAAAAGATGCTGAGCTGTATAGTCACCATCATTGATATATTTAGAAAAAACTTTGGAATAAAAAGAAGTGCGAAACTGTGTATCATTTTGGATCTGCAAACAAGAAAGTGCAGGTCCATTAATTAATAAACATTCAGTAACTAGATGAGAAAGAGATGCAAGACCATAATCAGTCTCGCTAAAAACTAAGTTTTCAGAATAAAAAACTTTTTTGTATAAACGACCACCTTGTGTTTCCACTTCAGGTAGAGGTTTTAAAAAATCTTTGAGATTAACTTTTGTACCACGCTTCCAATTTGCCCTCTTTGGTAGGACAAAAGGAATCTTGGTTGAGATCGGTTTAGGGGCCTCAAAAACAACAGGTTCAACAGGAGATGCAATGGTTTTCCAATTCTTAGCTTTCTTGAAGGGCTTTGTGACAATATTCAAGGTAAAATCACCTTGTTTATTACCACCACAAGCACAGCAACAAAGAGTTATTGGGGGAGATTCAGGATTTATAGTATAAGAATAAATACAACATTTACAACGACAACAATATTTAATTTCGCATGCACACTTCTCTTTCCAAACAACACGCGTGTCTGGACTAGCACAGTTTCCACATGGTGTAGAAATTGTGTCACTAAGATGTTCATCCATATGCTCGCATCTAACTTTATAGCCAACAAGCTTTTCAGCTACGTAAACCGGTTCAATAACATTGAACCATCGACCATGAGAACACTTGTGGCGCTTGTTGTAAGCACGCAGGCGTTCTTGGGATGTTAAGTTAGGAGTCAAATAAACATTTAAGAGAGGCGATTGAACTGCAAAACGTCCAGCAGTTCTTTTTGCATAACCTTCACGGTTATGCACAATTTTTGCATGTGCAACTTTGAGATTTGTATGGATTGGTGTTAATGTCATCAAATTAGGAATTTGTCTGACATTAGCTTCAGATCGTTTGATTTGTCTTTGACGATAGATTGCGTTGGTATCAATAATCTTATCGTCTTGACTGAGATTCAAAATGCGGGGGTCTATTGGAGCATAGTTTTTCTCCACATTATATTGTGGTTTGGATTGTGTTTCAAAATCTTGGTTAGACATAGTTAAATATATTATCCATTGTTTGGTTGCTAAAAAGGCAAGGAAACGGGGAATAATATTCTCTTTAAAAGGTAAATAATCAAAACATAGTTGTGTGTTTAGGGTAAGGAAAATCTTTAGACAGGCAGGGACTTTAAACAAACTCGGAAGGCAAAACTTTAAAATTACATTTTTATAACGATTGCTTTTAATAAAACTATGGTGCAAACAAATGTTGCAGCATAGGATATTGTAAAGCAATTGTCTCTTCAAGAGAAGGAAATACGGAGTGAAGTAGTAACAAATAAATCAGAGGAAAAACTTAAAACAGGCACTAAACGTTAAACAAACTCGGTTCGGCGTAATTGCGGATCAAAATCTACCAGGGATATAAACTATCCGAAATAAATAATGCAATAGTGATAGATCGTAAATAAGCATTAGACATACTTAATACAATAAATCTGAGATTCTAAAATTCGTCCGGAGGGGGTTACCCTCCG